AAAGTTCTTGCAATATCAGGGGTTAACACATTACCAGAGGAGGGCTGACCGGTGGATACCACATTCGTACCCGGCGGCGGGACTGGTTGTATCGTTACTATCTCGTCATCGCTCAAGTTTGACCGTTGTTGATTCATGGCGTCCCGCTGGGCCTGTAGCATCGGGCCATATGCCGTCTCCAGTCCCGCCAGTCCCGCCGCACGGTTACGTGCACCAAAAGTTTGGTACGCGGGTTCACCCGTGAAATAGTTTCGACCGACAATCTCAGGAGCTGCAGCTTTTTCAAACTCAGCGCGCTCTTGCGCGTCAACTGTGTCCCCAAATTGAGACCTGTAATAGTCAAACCCACCTGCATCCGGCTCGCGGCGAAGTATGTCGCGATACAGGTCTCCTACTGGGCCCGCATACATGGGGTTGGTCTCAGGCGCGAGGGCCGCGAGCCCCGCATTGATGTTGCTGTACATCTGCCCGCTGCCCTGGGATCTGCGCAGGGCTTTTTGCTGAGCAACCGCGTCCCGAGCAGCTTTTTGCTTGATTTTTTCCGCTGCGTTATCCGCTTCCATGGCATCTGTAACGGCTTTTGCAACGCTTCCTCCTATATTAAAATTCTGGATGTATCCGCCGTCCGCTGCGTATTGGCGAGGCACTAAATTGGGATACATGTCCGAAGTGTTGTACGGCTGTTCCACGCGGCGCGAACCAATGGTGCCGGGCGGGGAGGTGTATATAGCAGGCATGTTCATGGCTTGCTGTCCTGGCGGCATGCCATATCCGCCGCTGTTGTAGTCAGGCACATCATAGGTAGGCAGGCGCACGCTTTGGCCGTACACGGGAGCGCCATATTGGTCATACACCACGCCGGGTAGACCTTGCGAATACATCTGACGCTGCGTGCCAGCTTCCGCAATGCGCTGAGTAACCGGCTTCGTTAATTGCTTGGTAATAGGACCGCTTTGCACAGGCTTGGCTTCAAAACCGCCGAACGCTCCCAAAGCGGCAAGGCCCACTCCGGTCATTGGGGCGTAAGTAGCAAACATTCCGGGCAGCGCATCTTGGTATGCCTTTCCAAGCACCGAAGTTGCAGGAGCATTTATAACTTGCTCCGCCGTTGCGCCAGGAAATTGGGCCAGCGTCTTTGACATGGCCGTTTCTCGGCCAGCCTCTTGAATGCCAGAAGGAGAGATGTTCTTGTTGTAAAAATCTGTTGCTTTTTCCAACATCGTAGGCGCTGGTTTAACCCCCGAGGAGCCAGAGTCAAAAACAGGCCCTTGCACAGAGGTATTAACCGGACTCACGCTGGTCGCATTTAAGTTACCGGGTCCCACAGTCGAAAAGTCACCCCTAAGTGGGCTAACGGGCGCAGGTGGGGTATTAACCGGATTTACGGGGGTTGGAGTTAGCCGAACAGCGTCACCCCTAAGTGGGTTATTTACGCTGGTCGCATTTAAGTTACCGGGTTTCACAGTCGAAAAGTCACCCCTAAATGGCGCTGGTGTGGGCGCTGCTGTATTAATACCAGTTGCTGCGGTGTCGAATGTTTTGGGCACCTCTGCCGCGCTAGGATTAATTATTGAGTCGCCACCCGGGGTAGAAAACATTCCTGTAAATTTGTCAACTTGTCCCTGAAACGCTTGGCCCGGGGTCATAGTTGCTGGGGCATAAAATGAGGCTCCGAAAGCCGCAGCCCCTGCGCCTGCGGTCAAACCGCCTATGGCACCTGCCTTGAGTGAATCCTCTAAGCTGCCTCCGCCCAACAAAGTAGCGCCTGCGCCACCAACAAAACCACTTATGGCGGCGGCTGCAACAGTACCTGTCCCCACGCCCAATGAAGTAGCCACAACAGGGCCTAGGAAATAACCTATGGCCACGGTCGTTACGATTTTGCCCACATCACTGCTGACAAAATCTTGAACTGCGTCGCCTATGCCCCCGACCACATCGCTGATCGCATCGCCTGCGCCCCCGACCACGTCGCCGACCACGTCGCCAGCTCTCTCAAAAATGGTTTTAAACTCAGGCAGACCAGTGTCTGGATTGATAGTGCCGGAGCCTCCACGGCGACGCAGCATGCGTGCTTCGGCAGGCGTAATGTGGGCCAAGATAGTGTCGCCATCGCGACCGTAGCTGGCAATAACCTTGGCAATGGACTTGAGCTCGGCAATACCGCCTCGGGCAAACGACTGCACGCCCGCAGGCTCTGCAATCATTTGATCAATAGCCATATTCAAAGCAACAAAGAACTGAGGATCAAACTGCGCAGGCAAAATCTTCTCTGGTAAACCCTGCGCTATGTACTTTGCCCGCAGCTCATCGTAACGCTCAGGATTGGCCAAAATCTCGTCGACCACATTGTTCAACGCATCGAGGACCTCGGGCGGTACATTCAAACTTTGGAGTTTTTGAAGGAACTTGGCCACAGCCTGTGGGTCTGCCTGAGCAGCTCCCGCCAACATCTGGTCCCCAAAAGCTTTAGGCGATGTGGTCTGGCGCAGCTGGTCATAGACCGCTATTGCATTAGGGTCGGCAAAAGGACTTGCGCCTTGTTGGGGCATTTGCATTGCGGCCTGTGGTGCTGCTGTTGCCATATTAGGTCCTTAGAAAGATATTTTGTTTAATTGTATTACGTAGACGTCTTTATGCGAAGCATTTGACTGGTATCTTGCACACCATCTTGTGTGTCTCGGTACACATCACCTAACCGTAAAGTGGGCAAGTCCGCCTCAGTCGGCAACGTGTCTAAATTCAAATTTAACGACGTTCCGCCCATATCCCCCGGATTATTAAGCTGAGCAAAAAACAAACGCAAAATATTGTTTAATTGATCTTGGTACCTGCGGTCATACTCATCGGTGGCCAAAGGCAGGTTGGGGGGACGAACATTAAGTTCAGCCATCTAGCGTCTCCCGTCTGCTCTGATATCTATCCGAGGCGCACCCAGTTGCCACTGTGTGTTCAACTGATTTGAGTCAATCTTAAATATCATCTGCCGACCACGCATGCGCGTGAATATCTGGCCAGTAAATTCTTCGGTTATTACGTATGTGCTGCCCTTGAGGACAGAAGCTGACGCGTTACTGGTGGTGCCCGAACCGGAGTTGGACAACCCAAACAAAGTCATAGTAACCGCAGGAACAGCACCTGTAGGGGAATTTGTAGAATCTCCAAACGTTAGATCAGGCAGCACGCGCCACACAAAGGCAAAGTTGTGGCCGTCACCTATGTCCAATTCCGAGGAGGAAATAAAAGCATTTAAGGCTATTGAAGTGTTATTTGCATTGTCGTTCAAACCATTTTCATGCTCAACAATGTTGCCTGTATTACCCGGCTGATACGTAGTAGCTAACGGATAGTCACGCAATCCTGAATCAAGCCACGCTGTTCGTGCCATTGTGCCGTAATACCAGATTTTTTCAACGTAGTTATAGATAACGTAACGGTCAATTGCTGTACTTGCTTCTGAACAGTAGAACCACCATACCTCATTAAAGCCTTCGTTGACGCCCGCAAACACCTGTAGGTTTTGATTTTTATTAATGTCCGTAAAAATAAACCGGCGCAAATCACAGTTTAGTGTGTTTACACGACCATCGTATGCATAAAACTTATCTATGCCCATCCAGTACACAACACCAGAGGCTACAGCTACCGCATTTGGGCCATAAATAGATGTGCTTTCCGCAAGAAGTTGAGATCCCCAAACAAGAGGAGGACCTAAATATTGCAGTGAATACAACGCTGAATCGGTAAACACAACAATCTCTTGCCGTGTCTGTGCTGTGGTAATAATTTCAGAACCATTAGACAACCGCAAACTTCCCGCTTGGTTGGTAGCTGTAGGTGTCCAATTAAAAGGATCCTCTTGCCCGCACCAACGAATCAGCATTGGGTCAAGTGTTGCACTGCCGTAATCATTCACGCCAAAAGTCAAGATAAAACGTGATGTGTCTGAAATAGTTAAAATGTTTACAACCGTTGGCACATCCACAATTAAGGACACCGCGCCTGTGCCTGCAGATGAGGTATTGACCAACGCGTTAGAACTATTTAATAACTTAAAAGTTAAACCGCTAACCTCGGTTACAGTAAATGTGGTCGCTGCAGCCACACCCGTTGGTAAAGAGACACCCGAGAACTGCAGCCGTGCACCCGCTGTGTATGCAACAGTTGAGGTTACAACGGTAGGAGAAGCGTTGGTAAAGCTTACCGTGCCGCCAAGGGTGTTAAGAAGTACGCCACGGGCTGTTAATGTAGGCGCTTCCCAATAATACAAGCCACCGCCGTGGAAATTAAATACAAGATCTTCCCCAAAGTTTTGCTGACTCCATAAACGCAGAACAGATGCACTGGCTACACCATTACCCCAAGTACCTAAACCCCATCCTCCTGCGCCCCATCCAACCAAGGGTTCTTGAATAGCGGGGCCAACATTGATCTGATATGCGGCGGTGACTGTGCCGCCACCCGGCCCCGCTGTAGACGTTGCCTGCGAAGTGGCCGTAATGTTGTACGTGCTTGTTGTCAAGACAGTAACTTGGAACTCACCATTTAATGTTAGACCGCCAACAGCAGAAGCACCAGAAAATGTTACAAAATCTCCTGTCACACACCCGTGTGAGGTATCTGTAACTAAAACCGTTGTTGAATTGTTTGTTGTATTAAAAGGGCCACTAAGTGTGACTGTCTCACGGATAGGCGTGATGTCGTAATACGCGCCGCCGTTCTCAAGGTAAAACTTTAAGTGTGTGCCAACACCAACAATGTTTCTGCCGTCAAGCAAGACCCAATTCCACAAAGATCTACAAATGCCTAAAAATGTATTAACAGAAATACGATTCCAACCGCCAATAACTTCTGGATTGCCTTGACGAAATCGCACCTTGTCGGCTTCGTACCAACCCCCTTCGGTGGTGTATCGTGTGTTTTCTTTGTTAACACCCGGTTTAAATAGGATCTTGGAAAGTGGCATGGTTAACCTACATTAC